TAAGAACACCATAAAAACACCTATTTTTCAATTTTCCTGTCACTCCCGTCACTCTTCCTCATGTTACAATACATTGATAACAAGCCTTTTATGCGAAATGTTAAAAGTGACAGCAACTAAAAACAAAAACTAACTTGGGGTTTTAGAGTAACTATGAACTATGCAATACCAAAAACTGTGTCCGAGAAAATATTTGCTTCTTCTCATGTTTATAAGTGTTCTTTACATTGAAACAAAGAGAACAAAAAGACTGAACCCCTATTAAGGGATTCAGCCTTGAATTATATCTAATAAAAAGATTTAGCAGACAATGATTTTATTCCATCCTATTGCGATTATACGTCCACTCCAGCTGTGTCAAGGCTCTAGAGGGTTTGCTTATACCTCACTAATATTATATCTGGGGTATGTGTATAATTATCTTTTCTTATTAACTTCAAAGTATCAGCATTATCTGTTATAGCAGAATATTCTTGTTCTGTAGATAATCCATAATCTGATAGCAGCTTAGCACCTATTTTTGTTTTTACAAATTTATATTGTACTTTCGATAGTTTGTATATAGAAGTGAACAAAACATCATTACTATCAACTAATCCTGTAAAACCGATAGGGTAAACATTAGTCGCAATATCATTTAAACCATCACGATAACATCTGTCATCAAATAAATTATTTTCATAAGCATATTTAAATAAATTCTTGAAATATTTAAAATACTCATGTCCACAATCATATCTCATATTACCACAATGAGGATTATTGCCTTTAAAATAATCTGTGATTGCATTAAGAACAAAGTATTCGGCATCACCTGTTGTTAGCCTTCTCCATCCAGACGACCACGCTTGGTTGGTTTTGTCATACGCTGTTATTGTTCTTGAATTTTCTGGCAAATCTAATTTAAAATAGTTTGTCAATGTACTATTCGCTACATTATTATCTTGTAATAGACTAAAAGTAACAACGTTATTCACATTTCCCTGTAACAGTATGAACTCTTCTTTATCTTCAACTGAAGTGTTAATATAACATTTAATTGTTTCTCCATCCTGCATTTCATATAAATTATATGAAATTTGCTGTAATTGTGAATTATATGTTATAACATAATCTCTAATAGTGTTATCACCAACTTTAATTGTACCTTGATTAATAGTAAATAAAACATAATGATTTTCATCTTCATTTATTTTTTCACTATAAACCTCATTTACATAACCATTTATGATAGCGTAATTACCACTGATATTCTTAACATAATATACATCACCGCTTTCAAGTTTATCTTGATGAATATTTACCAGTTCTTGAATGCTATTTACAGATTTGATTGTACGCAATGTTTCATAATATGATTTTAGTCCCTCTGTATTATTGGAATATATATTATTATCTTTATCCATTAAGAAACTAAATTGTTCAGAGTTAAAACTCTCTATACGGCTACTTAACCATCCGCCATTCATTTGGAAGAAAAAGTCTCCATCCATAGGTTCATTTTTGCTAAAGTATGGATAAAGTTTTCTTTTAGGTACTGGTTTACCATCAGAGTTTATATATGCTTCTTTAACATTAGATGTTACACCTCCACCACGTTTAAGGAATGTTTTTCTTCCTTTTTCTTCTTCTACATCTAAATAGCTAACAGGTAATCCTTGGTAAGGAATATATTCAGAACTATTTGTTGAGTGTATATTAGTATTATAATGATTGTAATCTATTATTTTAGTAGAATTATACCAGTCTATCTTATACATTTTATTTACATCATCCCACTCTTCTTCTATAGGATGAGCAAACGAAGTGTATTCCTCAATCTCGTAGTCATAAGGAACCAAGCTATTCATTCTCTCACGCCCTGTTTTTCCATTACAACGTTCCCCATTATCAAATGAAGGGGTTTTATCATACCATTTCTTACTCCTTAAACCAAATAGGCTTAATAACATTTCAATACCCTGAAGACTGCCCTTATGTCTTAAGATATGTTTAGAATTTATTTTTAAACGACGCATAAACTCATTGTTAAGTTCGTTCATTGAGTATTTTCTATCATCTCTATAATCTCTAATAAAAGCATCTCTATGAATATTATTAGGATTCTTACAATCTCTTACCCACCCATCTTTTGTACATATTAATGCATAACCATTTTTAGAGGAGTTTTTATAACTACCATAAGGATTAACTAAGAAGTTATCATCATGGCTAAAAACTCTTTCCATAGGTAAATTATTAGTAGTCCTATTGAATTTTTCGGCTGATTCATTATTTGTTGATGACTTTAATAAAGTCCTTTTACCGTTCTTTATTTCGTACTCAGACAGTTTAAATGGCTTTATAGTATTAACATCCCACCCATCTAATTCTAACACGTCAGAGAGGAAATAATCAGGTATATTTGATATCTGGTCATAGGTTACAGAATTTATATTATGTATAGAATCAATATAGGATTTTATTTCATCAAACTCCCTTGAGATAATTCTAAGAACTTTAGATAATTTATTACCGTTTCTATCTTCATTATCATCTGCATCTGAAGAATTTGTCCAATCAAAATTTTTAATAGCCTCATGGGTCATTGAACGATATAGATTATCACAAAAACGCTCGTCATAGAAAGCAGCAATATCGGCTAAACGAGATGTATAATCATCATACAATGATGTCATACCAATTATATTATATCCACCGTAAGTTGTTGGAAATGTAAATGATTCTACCTCAGTATAATATCCAAAGTCATTTTCTTTAATTATCTGAAAAGAAGCTGTGTATTTTGGTGTACTATTAGGATTTATGAGAATTTTCTCAAAAGAATCACATTCATTATAAAACTTGTTAAACCATTCTTTCTTTGGACGTATATGATAATCATTTTCCGCCATTAGTAAAAAGTTTTCTTTATCAAGCATATAATAAATTTCATCATTATTACCTAAATATACTTGTACTGTTAACTTAATACCACCTTCAAACGTAATAATAACATCCCCTAATTTATCACCATGACATGCACCTATTATTGAATCTTCTGTAACTTCACTTACTACTGAATCTATTTCTTTTGTAGAATTATAATCACCAATAACTAATTCATAATTCGATGCACCACCATTACAAAAATATTTAAGAGGATTTTTTATTTCTTCATTACTAATAAATGTAGAATGTATATTGATGTTAAAAGGATTATCAAGTAAGAAAAGACCTTCTCCATCGTACAATGGGGTCGCTCCAATTATTTCTTTGTATTCACAAATGGCATCAATAAATTCTTGAGTATTAGGTTCACCATTATCGTTATAGTCATACTCTGTTAGTCTTGTTCTACTAAATGAATTTGTATGATAAGTCTTGTTATACTCTGGACTATTAGGGTCGGTATCAAGTATTTCCAAATCATATTCAACTTGGTTATTGTAATTAACAGCAAGTTTCTCTCCTAATTTAAGTTGTAAGGGAGAACCATCGTTCTGTACATTTTCGTCATAATAGTTTACCTTAATACCGACAATAGGTGCTTCATCATTTGTATAACCTTTTCTACTTGGTGCAAATAATTCACCAGGAAAACGTTTTAAAATATCAATTAATGATGTGCGTATTAATTCTGAACAAGACCCATAATAAGCAAATTCTCTCAAATCATAGAAATCTTGCTTTAAAACTATCATGTTTTCTTGAGAACTATCTACATGAGATTTATTAGCAATGTTCTTAACATTATTTAATGTCCATATTTCTCCATCTGAATTACTAACCCATTTTCCATTCTCTACAGTACGTGTAGTTGTGTTGTCATCATTAACAGTAATAATAAAGTTACCACTCTTATAAATGGGTGTTTGACCTTTAGCGAATTGATTTAATCCGCCTATAGTCGTTATATCTCTTTCATTCACGACACCATCATTTACCAATTGGTGCCGTGTTTTCAAAACGTAATTAGAATGACTCTTTATGTAACCCATCTTTAAGATATTTTATCGTTTATTGTTTGAGTAAAATCAATATTATTTTCTCTCTTATGTTTAACTTCGTAAACAGGTTTACCTGTATATTGGTCTTTAAGAGTGAAATGTTCTGCTTGATGATATATCTCGTTATTTTGATTAAATGTTGATACAAGACCATTATCAAGGTCTCTTAATTGAGAGTTCTCTATCATCATTGATATTGTATCCATATCATGTTCAACCATTTCAATCTCTAACGCAATAGGTTCAAAAAACGTATTTACTAATATAATCTCCTGAGTTGGTTTTCCTATAAAAGGAGTTGCATTTGATTTAAAACTTGGTGCACTTGATGGTGATAAAGTTAAAAACACAAGGCTTGAACTTTCATTATAACGATAAGAGTAACTTTTATCACTGGAGGTATTAGGAACTTGTACAAGTGGTTCGCATTTATTATTAGATGTAATGATACGGTACTCATTACGTCTTTCATTGGAATCATCCATAAAGATTACACGATATCCTACAAGACTATTATTAGATACTGCTTTTTGGCGAATGCTTTCATTAAGTTTTGTAGAATCTAATACAATTCCTCTTACATTAGGAAAAGCAGAAAGAGAACCGACATCGGTAATAATTGCCTTTATTTCTTTAGGTTTAATATAAACAGTGTAAAATCCCTTTCTTCCAAATTCAGATAAAGGTAAATGAATATTATACATACCTTCAACAACATCATCCTGTTCCCCATCATTCATTTCTCTTACAGCTGGTTTTAAA